CACACACCTACACTATCGATGGTGACCCATCCGTCAAGTATACATCCGTCACAACCTGGAACCATTCGCACTTTGAAGAGTTCGACGCCGACGCCATTATTGGCTGTATGATGCGCTCCAAAAAATGGACGGAAAGTAAATACTACGGACAAACCGCGGACGAAATTAAGGCGGGGTGGGATAAGAACCGCGATGAAGCTGCCGGCGCGGGGACGGCAATGCACTACGACATCGAGTGCTACTATAACCAGTGTCCGCGCGAGAATACCAGCACCGAATATGAATACTTTAAACAATTTCTTGAAGACTACCCGCACCTTGAACCCTATCGAACAGAGTGGACGATATTCCACGAAGAGTTGCGGATTTCGGGTTCAATTGATATGGTGTTTCGGAACAAAAATGACGGCACGTTCAGTATTTACGACTGGAAACGATGCCGCGAAATCAAGAAAACGGACCACAAATGTTCGACGAATCCGGTGATTGAACATATTCCCGACACGAATTACTGGCACTACTGCCTGCAGTTGAATACGTATAAGGCAATTCTCGAAAGCAAATACGACATGAAAATATACGACATGTATTTGGTTTGTCTTCACCCGGAAAACAAGAACAAATCGTATCAGCGGATTTTGGTGATAAATATGGAAAGCGATATTCAAAAACTTTTCGATCAACGACGGCGTCTTCTGAAGGAGAAGGGAGACTAGACTAGTCTGCGGCAAAACAATAATGTAAAAACAATAATGTAAAAACAATATAGAGATATTGGTGGGTATATTAATATACACACAAATATACCTTTCAACTCATGAACGTGTCATATAACGCGTCATATAATACAACATATGACAACGGCAACGGCAATGATGCATTCGATATGAATTCATTTTTATCATTTAAAAAACAAAATGACTTATTTGTGAAAAACTATGCCAACCTGACGTTTGATGATATTTACTGGTATTATTTGGCGACTTTATGGTTTGGTGTTACGTGTGGGATTACTGCATATGCATTCAAACAATTCTACTTATTATGTGTGATGATATGGAACTATAGAGGTGATGAAGGTGAAGGCGAAGGCGAAGGTGAGAACGTGGGTGCAGAAATGGCGAAAGTTGCATTTGAGAATCGATACTTTACCGAATATGATGACTTGGAAGAAATAGAGTTGACAGATAGTTTTGTAAAAGACTTGACACTGAACGTGATACGAGAAGAAACACCGAAAGGGGAAGTTATTATGTATTATAGTCATGAACCTGAATCATTTGTATATTATGCGAAAACGAAAGAAATTCCGTATAAATATTTAGAAACACTTGCGAGAAAATACGTTATCATATATGATTGCAAAAAATTATATGTTGACATTCGCAAAGAATACGAAAAAGGAGTAAACAAGTATAAAGAACTGAAAGAAAATAAGACTCCTGTGAATGGAACCGGAACTGGAACTGGAACCGGGGGAGAAAAAGCAAGCGAAGAAAGCAAGAAGAAGAAACTTTTTGCTTCATTTAAAACGTATAATCGCAAAGGCGAGGTGAATGCTCAACAAAAAGATAAGATTTATATACTTCGAGAGAAGGCAAATCGGTATTCCTATCGTGGAAAAATAGAGGAATATAAAGAAGATGATAAAAATAATGAACAAGATTGCAATGACTGCCAAGCTGAAAAAAAGATAGATTTTTCGTCATTTAAAAAAATGAATAGAAAATGAATAGAAAATGAATCAATATGGTTTTAACATGATATTTTATTATTATTATTATATAAGTAATAATAATAATCATAATCATAATAAGTAATATTTAACTAATAGTCAATGTTCGGGGTACCAAAAATTTTAAAAGATTATCTGCCACCTGAAGGTATGACAAAAGAAGAACAAGATTATCTACTACGCAACCACAAGGTTACAAAGGGTAATCACGCAGACAATAGTTGGAAAAAGATGCAAGAACGTGCAGCAGCCGCAGAAGCAGCTTTTGGATCGGAAGCGGCAAATGCAAAAATCGCTGAGGCAAAAAAGGTACAAGAAGCAAACCCATCATTACTTAGAAGACTATCACAATCACTATCACGATCAACACCACCACCATCACAAGCACCAGCAACAACACCACCACCATCACAAGCACCAGCAACAACACCACCACCATCACAAGCACCAGCAACAACACCAGCACTGGCAACAACACCACCATCACCATCACCATCACCATCACCAGCACTGGCAGCAACAACATCACAAGCACCAGCAGCACCAGCAGCAGCACCATCACAAGCACCGGCAACAACACCACCACCACCACCATGGTCGCATTCGGAGGAGCGGGCGTGGGTTCCACCACCACCAAAAGTAACAACACCGGCAGCACCACTATCACCAGCAGCAACAACATCACAAACACCAACACCATCAGTAGCAACATCAGGAATAACATCAGCAACAACAGCACCATCACAAACACCACCACCATCAGCAGCAGCACAAGCAGCAGCAACAACATCAAAAACACCATCACCAGCAGCAACAACATCAAAAACACCAGCAGCAGCACCAGCACTAGATGCATCAGCAGCATCACAAGAACCGACAGGAGCAAATTTACGTGAAAGGTTAGAAAAATTCCGTGATATTACGTTACCAGGTGTTAAGGGCAAGATAAAAGGTGATGCTGTTAAAGTTATTACACGAAATGATCGACGTGGCAGTTTTGGTGATAGTTTTAATAGACCTCAGGAAAACGCTCAATCACGCGATGATGAACTACTAAAACAAGAAAAAGAGAGGAAGAAAAAAGAAACTAATGATAAAATAGAAAAAATAAAGAACGAGTCGCTTGTAAAATATGCAGTATTATCAACAAAGTATAAAGCTGCAGCAGAAATATATGAAAAGAGTAAAAATCCCGACGATAAACGTGCTCTGGAAAAAATAAGTGCTGCAATTGATGTAGTATATGCAGAAACAACATCAAGATTAGCTGAAATACAAGATGAAATAGACGGAGGTTCTGTTCCTATGCCTATTGCAGTGGTAAAAACGTTATTTAATTTTGTTTTAAATAAAATTAAAATTGCAATTAATAGACGGCAGCTTCAGAATAATGCATTAGAAATAGGGGAAACAACAATGAGTGCATTAGAGAAAGAATCTAAAAAGATTGAAGCCAATATAGACGAAGGAGGAGAGATAAATATATCTAACCTAGCGGAGTTAGTAAATTTAGCAAAACAAATTGCTGACACTAATGCACCGGTGATACCACCAGATGCGGGGGTAGACCCAGCGGCAGCGGCAGGACTATCACCCGAGGATGCAGCTAAGGCAGCAGCGGCAGCAGGACTATCACCCGAGGATGCAGCTAAGGCAGCAGCGGCAGCAGGAACATTACCACCGGGAGCAACATCAAAACCACCATCAGAACTACCAGCATTACAAGCACCAGTATTAGAAGCACCAGCAGCTGCACCAGCAGATGCACCAGTAGCAGTAGCAGCAGGCGGTGGTATTTCGCGTAAACGTAGTGATCCCAGGTATATAAGCCAAATCAGTGATAATCGTAGCAAAATATTCAAAAAAGAATTGGAAATAATAAATAGTATACGCCGTTTCCATCGTAGTCATACGATTCGCAAACGCGATAAAATAAATAGTATTCTGGGGTTAAGAAAAAGCAGGAATAGTAAAAGTAGTGTGAATAGTAAAAATACGAGAAGGCACGTGCATCGGAATAACAATCATAATCATAAACATAAACACAAGTCAACGAAACATATAAAAAAGTAATGTAGCGTGGATAGTATTACTTCTAGCATCTAGCATCTTTCCAGCGAAGAAATCCAGAGCTCCGTTTCATATCAAATGACGGACCAAGATGGTTTTTTGCAATTTCAAGTCCTTGTCTCTCAAAAGTATTTAGTGTTTTTACATACTCTTCTATTAATGTTCCACTTGTTCCAGATATATTTAGTATTGACTGGTTCGGTTTTGAAACATCGGAATCATTGCCAGAAATGGAAGAATCACGAAGATTATTGTTAGCATTAGACATATATCGTAATATACGGAAATGGCTATTTATATCTAGACTTATATAATAATATAACACATATTATTATATCAATTTTACGGGAGTAAAATATATATTATTATAGTACAATATACCATAACATACAATAACATACAATAACATACAATAAAGTTTTCAATGAATTCATACATAAAAGATACTACGTGGTATAAAAATTTAACTAAGGGTTTTATAGATACTAGTCCACCAAAACCATCAGCTCCTGAAAAAAAAATGCCAGTATTACAAGATGTTCTAATCCGTTTAAATAAAATGATAGATATTGGTTTCATTACAACTATTTATTTTATAATGGGTGCTATAGTTGCAAATATAGTTACAGGATATCAAAATAGATTTGATAGTAAAGAAAATGACAAAAAAACATTAATAACAAATATTTTTAATCTTGTGATACTTATTTGGATAAATGGTGTTCTTATATATTTCGCACGTAACCTTATTGAATTTATACCATATCCATTTGATAATTTTTTTGGATTTCAACATAAAAAAGTAAAAGAATTGGGAGCAGCTACCGCATTTACATTTGTTTTATTATACTATCAACCTAATCTTAATAATCTTATGAAATATTTAAAAAATCGTTTTGATAATACATTCAAAGGGCGCTCATTTATAGAAGGAATAAAATTATTAAATAAACCTGCACTAAAGCCTACTATAATGGATGACGAAAAAGAAAAAGAAAAAGAAAAAGAAAAAGAAAAAGAAAAAGAAAAAAATACCAATACCAATACAAATACCAATACCAATACCAATACCAATACCATTAGTAATAATAAAAATTATCCTATGAAAAGAAACATATCAAATCATTACTAAGTTTAACATTCGAGTTTTGCATCATTTTTGTAATGGATGTATCAATGGTAAAACCATTTGTTAGTAAAAACTCGAATAATAGCGGTAGTTCGTCTACACACATTAAATCGTGTTTATCGTTTACTTTTGTAATGAGAACATTACAACATTGTGAATGATTTCCACATCCACATCCACATCCACAACCACTATTACAACCAGAAAATGTGCTACCTGTCTGAAAAGGTGACAGCTTAATAACGCCTACATTTTTAATGATTTGATTGAGCGGAGAGTCAGCGGGAGGCATTTTGTTTAACTTTATTACCTTTTTATAACACTGGGTATGATGGTCATAATAAGGGACAGACACAAGGGAATACATGAGATACGCACACACACGACACACGCTTACAGGTATATAATATAATATAACAGACTATAATTATATTATACACATATTATTGTAATAATAAGTAATAAGTAATACTATTTAATTATTTACTACCACATGTTCCAGATGAACACGAAGGTTTCTGTTTACTACCATCCCTATTTCCACCTTTTGAAGAAGAAGCGGGGATGTTTGGCATTGCTGATGAACGCATATTCAGAAAATACATAACCACTTTATACAATATATACACCGCAGCTATATAAATAGCAACCATAACTAAGTTAGTAAACAAGCCTGAGCCCGATCCCGAACCATACTTTGCCATCTTTGAAGAAATTTTAGCCATTTTAGCCATTTATTTTATGTTTAATATACTTATAAAATAATACAATATATTATTTTATTTTATTTTATTAATAGCTAAACTATTAAAAGAAATATAACAAAGAAATATAACAAAGTATACAAGCTATTAAAGTAAAAGTAGATATGAATAAATTTTTTTCAAGAAGTATCATAAACCACCAACTTCCAAAGATTGATGTTAGGGACAGGGAAAGGGACAGGGAAAGGGACACGGATAACGAAACAAAGCTTATAAGCCAAGGCACTTTTGGTTGTATTTTTTACCCGGCAATCGAATGCGATGGTTCTATTAGTAAAAATAAAAAATATGCTTCTAAATTGGTAAAAAATAATAGGGCTGAACTAAATGAATACTTAATTGGTAAAATGATAAAAAAAATAAAACTATACGAATACTATTACGCCCCTGTAGTAAATATGTGCAGTATTAATTTGGCAAAAATAGATAAACGCGAGAGAGACATGTGTAGGATTATACGCACCAAAACTACAGGGCTTGGTAATACATCGTCGGTAGATTATACAAATAACTACTCAATTATGAAAATTCCATTTATTGACAATATCCGCATGATTGATTATTTCATAAATCTAGAAACAGATAAAAAGGAAATACTAACATATGTTCTTTACTCCTATAACTATTTGCTGCAAAATATTAACACGTTAAATAAACACGGAATCATACATTTTGATTTGAAGTTATCAAATATACTAATAGAAAAATCGAAAAAAATACCTATTATTATCGATTTCGGTTTATCAATTATTGTCAGTGATATTCGGCCTGAAACATATAAAAAATATTTTTATGCACATAACCCAAGATATTATATATGGTGCATCGAGATACATATTATTTGCTACCTGGTAAAGGTGAATCCGGTTTTGACAAAAGACGCGCTTATAGATTTAATCGATGAATATGTGGGAAATAATATCGGATTAAAAATATTTTCGGATACATTTGTGCAACGATTTAGGGATACTGCGATAACCTACTATTCTAAACTACTTATAGACACAGGCGATACCGGTTACACAAGAGATGCAATGATTAAAAAACTACTAAAGTATATTCATACATGGGATAGTTACTCACTTAGTTTAGTGTTTTTGTGTTTTATACAATTTATATCAATTTATGGGTTCACGCATAATAATTTAATCATAGAATTTTCAAAAGTATTGTTATTAAACTTTCATCCTAATCCCGAAAAAAGATTAAGTTTCGATGAAACAAAAAGGAAATATAACGCGATATTTAACGTAGACGAAACCACGGAGAGTTATAAAAAACTACTTGAAAATTTTAATCGTGGATTATTTATAAGTAGAACAAGTGCCGAAACGATGAAAGAAGATAAAATGACACCTAGTTTGGGCGAGATAGATTGATTAGGTATATGGATGTAGGGGGCGAACATAATGACATGATTATATTTCATGTCATGATGTTATGATATAGAATGTATTGGTATTGAGTGCGAAGATATATACTTAGCCGCGGTCAGTGAAGTTTTCAGCGTTAGCAGCAACACCTGTTCCTGCATTATAAGACTCAATGAAAGCTCTCCCACCTCTGCGACCTCTGCGTGATCCTTTACGGGACTTAGCTCTACGAGTCTGCTTCTTGCCTTTGGCAGCTTTGCGTCCAGAGCGTCCGCGTCTGCGTTTAGTCTTGCCTTCTACTGCGCTAACTACTGCACCTGCATCTTTCTTCACAGATGACCAAGTTCTAGATGCTTCTTTCAAAGCATCTTTCAAATGAGTTGCCTTTCCCATACGCGACATGGTAGCTTTAACATGTTGTCTCCAAGTAATAGCCATTTTATTATATACTATAAGAAGAAAAAAATATATTTTCGAGGATTAGGATTGAGTGGGGTTCGACGACGTGTGACTATTTCTAAAGATTAAATAATATTATTGAAACTATATAAAACATAAGTTACATATTTAAATAACCGATCCAAGTAAAAAGTAAAGTGTAACAACAACGCATTCTTTTATTACTATTTTTCTGTAAAGTATCTGCAAAGTATCTGCAAAGTAAAATGGTGATAAACGAGAAAGGTGGTTGTAAAGGTAAAAAAGTAGCAAGAAAACATTTAACAAAAGGAAAAAATGAGCTGCGGTTATCTCATTCAAGTAGTGAAAAATATGCAATCGTGAAAAAACTATTGGGCAATACGTGCGACGTAATCTGTGACGACGGAAAAGAAAGACGATGTATTATTCGTGGTAAGTTTACAGGGAGAAATAAAAGAGATAATATGATTGATAGTGGTGCGTATATTCTTGTAGGATTAAGAGAGTGGGTAAACGAAGATACAGGTGCCGGCGGCCATGGTAAAGTAAACTATTGCGACCTACTCGAAGTATATAACTCATCAGAGCGAGATATATTACGAAGAACACATGGCGTATTTCAAAGTTTTAAAGACGAAAGTATAACTGGGAAATATGAGAATGACCATGGTGCTTCAAGTGTTGCATTTATTGACCAAAATACTCTAAAGTATCAAGAAATGGTTAAAAAGATGGAAAAGAAAGGGAGCGGGGATGGGAATGGGAATGGGAATGGGAATGAGAGTGGAAGTGACGATGATAATCACGATGTATGTAATGAACAAAGTGTAGTTATTACAACTAATGTTAAACATATTGGTAAGGGTATTATTTCTCAGTCTTATGATATTAGTGATAGCGATAGCGATAACGATAGTGATGAAGATGCTCACGATGATGCTCGCGACGATGGTTGTGACGAGGAAGAGAAAGGGGAGAAAGGAGAGAAACGAGATAAACAAGTAAATGAATATAAAAATAAAAACACAAACACAAACACCTATAAAAAGAGTGAATACTTTCATGAGAAGGTAATCGATATTGACGATATTTGAGATACTTTAACCTTGACGTGTATTGGTTCGGCTTTTCTAATTCAAACTGCGACGGATGGCTTCTTCGATATCTGCCTCTTCTTGTTCTTCGGCCGAACTATGATAGTGATTAATTCGATTGATATAGTAGTTGTTGATATTTGTCACGACAGGTGGAGGTTGCGAAGCCTGGGAGGGCTGGGGCTGTGAAGAGAGAGGGTGTAGTGATGCACGTGCTCCACCTCCATATCTAGCACTAGCACTAGAACCATTGACAAGTCCGGAACGCATTTGAATAAGACGACTCATCGGCATTGAAAATCCGTAGTATGCATCGCGTCCAATATCCGCAGCTCCTTCGGCATGCACGCGATTGTGAATACGATTGTTCAGACGATTCATGATGATGTTTTCTCTGGCGCGCTGCTCGTCAACTAATGGCGGGAGGTGGGGGTGGTGTTGAGGCGCGTCGTCGTCGTCGTCGACGTCGTCGTCGTCGTTGTTATCTGTGTCGCCGATGCGTCTAAGCATGTCACCCTCGTCTTCATGAGGATGAAGAATAACCTCCTTGGATTCTAGTTTAAACCGACACATAGGACATTCGGCTTTTTCCGTAGTCAACCATTTTGTAATTGCCTCTGCCTGGAAAGCATGGTTACATGGCAGAACTTTGATTGCTTCGCCCTTTTCAAACTCTTCCTGCCATATGCCACATGCAGTATTGATTTTAAGTTCTTCGGCAGTTTCAGGGTCGTACGTCATTTCGCGGATTCCATGTTTTCCGTCATTTTCTCCATCTGCTACATCAATGACATGCTTGACGGGGCGTGCATCATATAGTGACCGCGCAAGCACATCAACTGCTGATTGTTCCATGTCATCATCATATTCGCCGCCGCCACCACCGCCTACAGCTCCAAGGTGATAAAGGGGCACTCGTAATTCATACAACATGCGCAATATATTCGAATGCATCGCAACAGGAATAACCTGAGAGTTTAATGGTTCGTCTTCGTGTTCGTGTTCGCGATTGTCGCGATGGTCTTCCATATTTATAGATCGATGTAACGTTTCCTTTTGCTTACTATCTTTATATATTTTTATTTCTATTTCAATTTTCTGGCATTAGAAATAAAAATATATAACGGCTATGCTGTAGCGCTACTTACGCCCCTTTTTAAGTAACGATTTTGGAACTATTTGTGAACGTGGGTTATAAGATACACTCAATATAAGAACTGCCAAAACAGATAAAACAATATTGATAGCATATAAAATAAGCACAAAGGACGAATAGTAGTAAAGGAATGAACGCCGCCATTCACTTGTACATTGTTCGCACTGAACCACTTTCATCTTCTGAATAAACTGATACAGGTATACAATATTCACAATGTTTACTATAATAAGAACCAAAATAAGCCACATATTATTCATGAAAAAAGTTTGCATTTGATTGGGGAAAATAACTACTGCTAAAACTTGGACAAGTATAACTGATGTTAAAAATGTAACATATTTGGTTTCAGGAATATTCGTGCAATAACCGCACTTTACTTTCATTGCTTGGACATATGTCAAAATAATAGCTAAAATGCTAATATTTATAATTGTCATAATGGGGTGTTTTTGTATTAACATATTAGTTTTGCTTCTAGAAATAGATATAATATATAATAATAAAATATTTTATTATTATATTTTGTTACTATTTGAAAGTCACTCACTTACTTACTTACGAACTATTGTTTTAAACGCATTTTCGAAGATCGAATATCTTTTATTATTCAAAGTTTCATTTAGCGTAGTCCATGGCGTATATTGCTTGAGTCCGGCTACACCTTTATGACAAAATACATTTAGCAACGCAGAGCTAAACCCAGACATCATGGATACGTTTTCATCCGTAGAAAGAGAAGGGAAACCGGTTGTTTTTCGTAAATTCCAAAGAATAATATGTGGCGGTTTAAGCGGTGATTGTAATTCTGCTTCTGCATTACCATACATTCGCTCTCCCATTTTTGCAAACATTTCTTTTATATTTTCAAACAATGTATTCTTCTTATCGATATTTTTGATTTCAGGTGATGCGTCACACATTTGCATATCCGAAAATATAACAAGTGTTAGTTTCTCAACAACATCACGCGGCATTTTTGTATCCTCAATCACCTGACGAATCAAGTCAAGTGCATAGTAGAAGTTCGTCGTCATTCCCCAATTTGATCCTCGGACTTTAACTACTTGTTTTACAAATGTATCCGATTCGCCTGGTATACCTAGTTGAATCCATTGCGGTCTTTCTGAGAATGTCATAATACGCGGTCCAAGCGCCGACTTTTCTGCTACGCGAATACTCAACCCAATCGCCGCACAAAGGGGGTTACTATTTTCGGAGTCCATTGAACCCGACACATCACACATTGCGATCATATTACCTAAACTACAGGATGATGATGCCGACGATGCAGCACCATAACTATCTTTCCATTGCTCATCTATGGCATCGATGATTGGTGAAGAAGACGCCGACGCATCCGGTGTTTCTTGTTTAGATGCCGATACTAGTAAATGTTTATTCGCAAGTGCCGACTTTACAAAATCCACAACTGAAACACGCGTCCCTTTTAGTCGACGTTTGCCTTCTTTCACGTGACACAAATATTCTTCATAGTTGTATTTACAACCTTCACGATCTGCGTCATGTGGGTAACGCGGTGTTTTTCCATTTTGCTTCACGTTTAGGAAAGATTTGGATTGTTTATGTATGGTAACACTTGTCACATTGTTAAAATCAATCTCGCTCCAGGTTTTATTACACATTTTCACCTGAGTTGTGTCTAGTTGTTTATTCAGAGCGGAAATCATCTTGCGATAATTCATAAATGCGCGATTTACTGCACGTTCATAGGATGGATGCATCTGGTCAGACGGAATTTCATGCTGGAAATAATTCATTGTTAGATAGTAATATAGCCACCCAAACTTCTTTGACTTTTCTCGCGGAATCCATTTTGCAACAAGCGAAATAGAGACAGGACGCGACTCCCTATATATCTCATAGTCGATGCACAACTGCTGGTTAATTAAAATGACAATCGTATTCACACATTTCGAATAAAGGTCGCACTGCTGTTGAATATCTTTGTAGTCCCGAAATACTCGGGATTGTGGCTGAACAGAATCGACGAGCTCTTCTTTCATGTATGTCAGAAAATATTTCATATCTTTCCATGAACCGAGAGGATGCCTTGGTTGTCTGCATGCATCTGTTGTATCTGTTGTATCTACATCCACAATATCGTATACCAGTGAACGAATCATAAAATCAAAAAATTGATAATCGACTTTTGCCCACTCTACCAACATGACATAAAATAACATATACTCCCCTTTACCACTTACAATATCACGTGTATGTGCTAATATTTTAAACATTATCACCCCCATATCTATATACGTTTTATATTCGTCGCATCCATCATTGCGGTGGTTATATTTTGATATACCACCCATAATATCGGACAAAATATTACGCGTATCTTTTGCAACACCCTGAATCGTGTGTGCATCGCTTATTCTTACTATCTGAAAATAAAATTGCATTATCTTTTCTTGCAGAGCAGACGGCGATGCGATATTTGCATTCGACAAATCAACCGCCTTATATTCGATATGGTTATTTTCGCCATACCGGCGGCTTAGGGGTGGTAATGACGATGATGCGGATGAATTTTTATGCATATTATCGAGTGCTGAGATCAATGTTGCAGTTGCGGATGCAGGTGCAGGTAATTGTTCAACCTGCATGGAAATAATAGAGCAGAGCTGTGTTCTGGTTACACGTAACGGAAGTAGACTATTGTCTCAATGATATGTAATGTTAATGAAATAGTTTTAAATAGGTTTGAAAAAGGTTTTACAATAAATTCACATATTTATAATATCATATCGTTTTGTTTTATTGTGAGAATTTTTGTTACGTCTAATATTGCGATTATTTGTTTGTTCATTGATATAAATGCGTTTTGTTGTGTTACGAGGTTTTGATTGTGATGTAATTATATTTTCTGATGGTTTCTCTCCTTTCTCTCGTGATTCTGGGATGGCTGGTGGGAGTTGAGGAGAAGGGAGTGCTGGTGTAGGCTGTGATACCTCAGTAAATAAAAAATACATTGCATTAAATTCCTGTAATAACGAAATTGTGCTTGGCAACTCAAAAGAATCAATTCTACTTAATGTGAAAAGAGATATGAAATCTTCAGGTTTCTCGATATAGTCAGATAACGTTTCGGGAGTGACGTTAATATTGTAAACCATAACAGATATAAGTTTATAATGTATATTATTTCTTCGCTGGAAGTTTTTTATAACATATATCATCTGGGATCGAGTAATAGTATTTTGTTTATTTTCAATATAAAGCTTCTTCTTCGAAATAATTTCAATCTCATTTTCGCGGTTGATATACGTAAGGTATATATTTATATCTTTGATACGCTTGAGTTTAAACTTTTTAGAATAGTCAACTTTTGAATTATATTCACTAGTAGCAGGAATATTTAAAATATTCATATGAGCAATATTCGTATATTCGTATAATTGTATTTTTTATTACTAATAATATAGATAATGATTATTATTATTAAACTTATTATTAGTTTAATAATAACTAATTTCTAAAATTACTTTGGATATGATACTACTATATTCTATTCATCATAATTATCCATATCATCTACATCAACATCAACATCAACATCGACATCCTCTACATCCTCGTCATCGGAATATCTATTACTATATATTTTACTTCTTGCCGTCTTTTCACTATAATACTTTACCTGTTCATATACGTTGAAACGTTTATAGTAATCATCTGAATTTGACTTTGTATTAGGTTTTGCCTGAACTACTTGCGGTTGCAGTTCAACCGGTTTTTTGGTTTCAACTATTTTTTTAAAATTCATTGGCACATGTGGTAATACTATAAGCTTTTTGCTTCCACCAAGTGAAGGGAATTCGTCTTCTGTATTTTTTATTTCAGGAATGGTGGTGATCGCAACAGATTTTTCGCCATTTTCTATATTCGTCTTGACACCGCCTGTATACTTCATGAATATATTAGAAGTATTTATTTGAGAGGGTGTTGTAGATGCGAATGCAGGAACTGGTGGATTCGTAGTGCTTGTTTTTGAAAATGGGTTGCCAATGCTATTACCAATAGAACTATGATTTGTATTTCTATGTTGACGATTATCTATGTGATCATTAAAATTATTATCATAACTATAATCCGGTTCCGTATAAGATGATTCGATTATATCATTTATTTCAATAGTCTTACTCTTTTTTGACATAGATACAAAAACAAAATAAAACTAAAAAGTAATATAAAAATATACTATACTATACTATGCAGTGTGGTGATATACAATAGTATAACATTATAGTTTTAAACCATTTTATATATATAAACTCAACTATACATAATTATATAACAAATAATATAATATTACCACGAAAACAAATATAAAGAAATTTTGATAATATTATTTGTCTCTTTACAGCAAGTCTTTTTATTTCGCCGCACATAATAAAATACCAAGTTCTATATATTTTATAAGAGACAGCAACACTAGTGTAAGTGGGTAAGTAGTATGTATGCAAACTAAAAATAAAATAAAAACTTCGCGCACATAGTGTATATTTCGCGACTTTACATAAGTATAACATGGTAAATGACTACTATGTTATATTGTATGCGCCCGCATGCGCGTGTTTGTATCATAGGGTTAGAAGTATGCAAATTAAATTTTAGATGATGACATAAATTCTTCTTTAATCCATTCAGATGGATTATTATACAATTTTTTATCATAGTAAATTTCAGGATAATCATATGTGTGATATGCCTTTTTAGATATCCTGTTACTATAATGATATGTAATTGTGCCTAATTTTTTATTAATAATAGTATTCATAATTGTGTTTGAAATGGTGACATCATGTTTTGGTTTTGTATTCTCATCAAAACGTATCATATTCACCAGGTTATTCAGTTTGAAATATTTACATAACTCTTCCATTACACCATCATTTATTAATTTTGGAGAAGAAGGTCTGGGTATATATCCAAGCAATAATCCATCGTATTTTTCGTCGTTATTACAACTTTCACCTGTATTATAGTTATAAAAACTCATGATATGCGTCAATATTATATATTAATTTTTATTTATATATAATAGTCTATTTTTAGTTTTAAGCTGATTTAACCCCGACAGAAAATTGAAACGAAAATGTTCAGATGAATAGAATGCAGTAACAAAGAAATCAATACGTTCGTTCAGTTCATCGAATACAACCAAATCAACAAAATGGCCAGATACATCAACAATGACCAGCGTGACCAGCGTGACCAGCGTGACCAGCGTGACCAGCGTGACCAGCGTGACCAGCGTGACCAGCGTGACCAGCGTGACCAGCGTGACCAGCGTGACCAAAACAGAGAGAGATACATTCCCCGTGATGTCAACTACCATCGCGAAGAACCTGTGACACACCCCAGCATCTGCATCCCGCGCACTTTCGTTTCCATCCGCGGCAAGCCAACAAGAGCAGTAGTTTTTGAAACACTTCGCGACTTGCGAATCGGACACATTGAGCGAATCGACGTCGTGCAAAAGACTGATGCGCGTGGCGAAAAATATTGCACCATCTATGTTCACATGCAGTGGAATATGCGCAGCGAACTTGCAAAGAATACACGCCAGAAGTTGCTCGATCGCAGTGATGTCAAGATTGTATACGACGACCCATGGTTCTGGAAGTGCTCCATGAGCACGATGGAAAAACCAGACAGGGATGTAACGCGTCATGCTCCCAGACCCCGCATTGACCTCGGTGGTGGCGTCAGGGCGGTTTCAAAATATACACGCGACGAACATGACCTACAGGAGAATCTCAAGAAAGAAGAAGCACAACAAGAAGAACATCATGATCGTGGACAGCTGTGCAACACCGAGATCAACGAAGACTCAGATTAACAGAGTAAGCCGCTATCCGGTATCTCTATAACTAACAATAACACAAGGTAAGGCGAGCGTATAGCGTGTATTTATGTTCTAACACTTTTTCTTTTATATTTTTATTTTTATATATATAGTATGGATTCAGATTCAGATTCAGAAGCATCTTTACGAGTAGGAAAAACCGAAATAAAACTATTGAAAGAAAATACATATAGCATAACAACAAATGATTATATCATCCAATCTCTTCACGAAAATATAGAAATATTGCATAGCAAACATCTTAAAAAAACAAATAGTAAAAAACCATTTACAACAGAAATAGAACTGAACGCATTTTCGGTTGAGCCATTACAATCTTTTTTAAATAAAATAGCATATAAAAAAGGTGTCGGTTATGATGTATTATTGCATTTTATTGGAAATATAGGAAACCAGTTAACATTTTTTAAAAATAAAGGATATGCGATTCCTTTCATTAGTTTAGAAGATATTATAGTAATAGATGATATTATTTTTGCATTTGTGAACGATGAAAAGATTTTCAAGATGGAATACGCAGAGGATGCCGAAGATGAGAGAGATATAGATCACGAGAGAAACGAGAGAAACGAGAGAAATAAAGGAAAACCCGAAAATATATCTATTGATTTCCCTTTGAAATTTAACAAAAAAAACTCATTCATTCCACCTATGATTAAGAAATATTTCCATCACGGCGATGGGCACAAATTGCCAATTATTATTCACCACTCGTGGGGATTCTATAGTCTCGCACAATTATGTATTTTTATATTTTTACGGAAGAGAATTGATAATGAGACTGAGTATGAAGACGTCGCCGGACCTTTTATTTATACACCCCTATACTGGTGCCTCAAACGTTGTTTAGACAAAAACAATAGTAAAAGAATTCTTTTGTATATTTGATTTATATAAAAAACACAATATTAATATTATATATAGCCCCTGCATTCATTGTGATGTCAATAGCAACTTTAAAACGGAAAACAAACTCAGGAGGAAATCCACGCAATGACCCCATTTCCGGGGTTGGAAATAAAGGATTCGCTCTTAACGGGACACTTCGCAATATCGGTAGTGTAGGCCAATTTAGAATGGTTTCAAATGTTACCAGAACTCGGTATCGCGGCAATACACCCGTTGGATGGGGCGGTAGTGGTGGTGCATACCCGGTGTATGTATTTAACTCTGGCGAATGCTGCACCAATGATGCGAACATTATTAAAAAATCTACGAAAAATACGGCGGCGATGATTGATGAGCGGTTTAAGGGTATTCTGTTTGGAACTTACCCCAATACGTGGGTGAAAGACGACGAAAATTCATACCGGATTACGAAAACCCAGGGACAATATATTGGCGCAATTACGAATAAAGTCGGTTCTTGCAACTTTAGCAAACCATTATGCTGTAATGCTGATAACGTATGCACATGTGCGCGCGGCAGATACATCTACATTGGGGGGAAGAAGAAGTTATTCTATCGTCCCACGACCAAGAATGTTGCGAACTTTTCGCCAAATGGTGAAATGATGTCGCAGGGTGTTTATATTACTACAGGCGGACTTGCAAAGAAGAATAACCTGCCTACGCCATCTTGTATGCAACATTATCCGCCCATGTTGTCGCATACAGGCTGCGATACAAATGTTGTGACATGGCAACAAGCGAAAGCGGTCGGAATTATGCCGCCTGACTATATGGAGTGCCCGCCTTGTGATGTTAACAAGTGCGACATTTTATGTTTGACTCCTAAAAAATTGACAAATATAAATATAACGAACGCTATATATTCGATTTCGTATGTTGATTCTTCAAATAATATAATTCCCCAACCAATGGAAAATGGATTTACAATTTATCGTGTTACGTCTACATCACCGGGAGCTACTTATAGAACAAATAATGAAACAATGACTATGTCATTTTTAATTATCGCAGGAGGAGGAGCAGGAGGAGGTTTTGGGAATAATGCTACTACATCTGGAGGAGGAGGAGCAGGAGGATTTATAGAATCTTCTGGAACAATAAATGCAGATACTACATATTCAATTTATGTAGGCAAAGGGGGATATTTATTAAATGGCACAGAAACTGGTGGAAACTCATTACTACAAATAAGTTCAGGAACATTAATATCGTTTGGAGGAGGAGGAGGAGGAATACTCGGCACAAGTTTATATGGGTTAAATGGAGGAAGTGGTGGAGGTGGCGCATTTAACTATAATAACAATGCTTTTGGACCAGGAGGAAACGGAGTAGCAGGGCAAGGTTTTTCGGGGGCACCTGGAGCTGTAGGTGCTCTTGCTGGTAGTGGTGGAGGAGCCGGAGGAAATGGAATTATTAATTCGCTGAATGGGGGACCAGGATTACCAAGCAGTATTACAGGACAAAATATTTATTATGCAGGAGGAGGAGGAGGGACTAGTAGAAGCGGGGGTATAGGTGGTGGTGGAAATGGGTCTGTTGCAGGAGTTGCAACTCCTGGAACAAATGGTTTAGGCGGCGGCGGTGGCGGTGGCACTAGCTCTGGAACACGAGGAGGTGACGGAATAGTAATACTACGCATTTCAAGTTATGTTTAAAATGTTAATTATGTAATATATAAAATATGATATAAAGTTATTTTATATATTTTATTATCGTTACGATTGTTAACTAGCACATAAAATGACACACAAATATACTCTCGACATGTTTATCATGCGGCATCCAAATATGGCGGATGAAAAATATGCCGAACTTGTGAAAATATATACTGAAAAAATTGCAGCACATAATAAAAAAGTTGCAGAGTCTGCATACCCCGACTCTGGATTCGACTTGTTCACACCCTATGACGTTTCCAGTCACGAGTTTGGATATACCGATAATCGGCTTTCTTCGGTGACATTTCGTGCACCTCTTAGTGTGAAGTGCGCGATGTCTGCGTTGGTGGCAGTGTCCGCGGAGCGAACCGCTGTCGGTTACTACTTGTATCCTCGGTCTAGTATTGTAAAGACGCCTTTTCGGATGGCAAATTCGGTAGGAATTATTGACGCCGGGTATAGGGGTGAAATCATGGCAGTTGTTGATAATACCGACTCGGCGAATAATGACTTGAAAACTTGCCTTGAAAGACATATGCCGCCGATGTCACGCGTATTTCAAATTTGTGCACCATCATTGGAGCCATTTTTTGTGCGAATCGTGGAACATGAGAGTGAACTGGGCGTGACCGAGCGTGGAAGTGGTGGGTTCGGGTCTACAGGTGTGTAGTTCAAGAATGGCGGGCTTTTCGGGTTTTCCTGGACGATTTAAATAATTTAACAAGAAGTGTTTTGGCTTTTTTAGCAATGATATAGTAGTAAGAAGCGCGATGTTGTTTGATGGTTCTGTCTCTAGCACGTCGCGTCATCTCACGTGCACGAATATATGCTGAAATAAGACCACCTTTACTTGGTTTGCATGTTCCTGCATTACATATGGGGAATGACTTTTTAGAACCGAGGAAACATTTTTTGCCACATTTTTTTAACTGGAGTGTTCTTTCACGCGCAGTGGGGTTATTTTTGCGCCAACTTTTTTGTGTTCTTTCAAGTTGCTTCCTTGTTACCATGGTATGCTTGTATGTTATATAATACAAAGTATAAAATTTTAATAATAATATATAGTATATTATTATTTACTATATTTTATAGTATTTATTCACTACCGGAGATAGACTAAACTATAAATAGTATTGTAAATGTTACCTAGAGCTCTTACTCGTACTAAAGGGGTTGTTGCTAGAGCGGCGTCACCTGTGTCACCTGTGTTTGGAAGTAATCATCCTCCTTTTGCGCCATTAACTGCTCAATCTTCATTTTTTCCACCACCACCAGTATTTCCTTCTGCTGCTGCTTCTAACCCTCCTCATCTTACTCTTTCTTTTGCAGATGCGGTTAAGTCTAAACAAGCATCACCATCATCAAAAAGAATAAAATCTGTGGCTCCTGCTCCTGCCAGTACAACTGCTCCTGTTGATGATCCTCTTCCTCCTTTTAGATTATTAAAAGGAAGGAGAACAACAAAGGTTTCTGATGTTGTTGTTGCTCAACCTTTCACTCTTGCTCCTGCTCCTGTTATCGATAGTCCCGGTTCTGGTATTCGCCAGTCGCCAAGGAGAAGAGCACCTACTCCTGCTTTTGCTGCATCTACTGCTATACGTAGTTATGCAGATGCGGTTAAAAGGGGTGTAGCCAGTATCCGACCTGAACCTGTAGTTCGACCACTTACTGCCAAACAAGAAAAAGAATTGTTACAAAAACAAATAAAAGCACAATTTTTAAAAGAAAATGCTGAGGAAGCTAAAGAAAAAAAAGATTTTATAGAAAAAGAAAAAGAAATAGTAGAAAAAATACTTGCAGAACCAGTAATAGAACAAGAAGATATGAGAGGAGAGCCGACTATTTCAGAAGCATCGATGGGTGTTATAATGACAGGAGTCGAAGAAATAAAAGAAGAAGAGAAACAAGAAAAAATAGAAGTAATGGCTCAAGAAATGGCATTGCGACAAGAAATGGAAATGCAAGGTAAAAGAAGAAGAGTTGCAGCTATGAAAGCAGCGGAACTTTTAGCAAGTGGAAAAGAAACGCGCGTAGATGCTAGTATTCCTGTATTTCAAGATTATACTCCCGAACAAATAGCAAACTTTATTTTAACACAATTTCCACCTGATGCTATATCAGTATTGGATAATTTTGAAAGACTTTTACCTCATGAACAAAACGAAATATTAGATTTTATTATTTTAAAATTTAAAGCGGTTAGGTTAAATACCCCTATTGATGAACCGGGTGCGGTTGATGATGTATACAACAAACTTGGAATAAAATCGTTATCTTTACCGGGTAATATATTTACTGGAATTCCTTCAGCTACTGGTAGATTATCTTCAGCTAGGGCATTGTTGGTATGTGAGGACCCACCAAGATATGCTGCTGCTTCCGCTGACTGGTGTCGCTGTCTAAGAACGGATAAGGATTTTGAGGATACAGCATTATTAATTAAAGGACAGGGTCTTCCATTTGTTACTGCAAATCCAGCTATACGAGATATGATGGCGAGTTGTCGTCACGTTTTGGCAGCACCCGCATCCGTATCAGCAGCAGCAGCAGCAGCAGCAGCAGCACCTGGTGCAGGAGGAGAAGACCCTGCGGGTTTCGATGACCCTTTTCCAAGTGTTATAATTGGAGATGATATAATAGTATATTCTATTGGACCTATTCTTGACGCCGAGCCAATACTTGGACGCGCGTTGATTATGGTCAAAATACACAATTATAAAACCCAATACTACCCAAATGGTATATATTTTTGGGTATACCCATCATTTAGTGAAGGAGGAGCAAATCGTGTTTTTCTTATAATAGGTAATGGACAATTTATGAAAGGTCCAGATTACACATTAACTACATTTATTCTTGACCTTTTACAAGTTCATATAAATAAATATTATACAAAACATTTTGTAGATAAGCAAGGTCCTGGTTTTACACCAACTACTTTACTTAATCACCAACATGTAGTATGTTTTTTTGGTGGGATGAGACATCTTCAGAGTCAGTGGGTCCATGATTTAATAGAAGGAAGGGGGGTGAATCTAGATCCAAACCCTTTGGGACCTGTGCCTGTCGGTTTTAACCGCCATTGTTACAGATTTGGTAGTTTGCTACATGGTCCGGTTAGGATTTGGCTCAAGGGGGGTATTCCGGATGTAGAGTCGTCATTTCCCTATTCTGGTGAGGCAGCATTTTTTGCAACTCAGTTTCGTACAGAAAATCAAACATACACAGGACAACATGTGTATGATAGTTTTCCTCTTTCTTGTTGTTTAACCACTATTTTTCATAAATATAGGGATGCGCGTAAAACGGATGTTAATGATTTTTTTGCCTTATTTAAAAGATGGCCCGATACATTATTTGTGCAAGGTTCTGAAGTAGTTACTGGAGTGTCGCCTCTAGGATGTGTTGTAGCAGGAACTTCAAGTAATCTTGCAGGAATGAGATATAACACATTTCTTCAGCATCTAGCGCCATCGGAGTTTGTAAAAAAATTTAAATCTCTTCGTCTTGTCCCCCCTATAAGCACACCTGAAACCGGTCAGCAGTTTACCATGGTAGATAGAATGGGACGGCATAGATTTTTAACCAAAAAAAGAACAACACTACTTGGGACACAAGATGTTGAAGAAACATGTCTTATGGTAGTTAATTTGGAGCCTGCTGCTTATGAAATTAGGCAACTTCAAGATAAAAGAGGACCTAATGCGGTAATAGATCAACACGATCAAACTAGAATTATATTTGAAAGATTACCTCAAGCATTGCAAACAACTATTAACAATATATGTGCAATATTTTTTCAACCTGTATTATTCCCACTATTATCTCATCAACAACGTGACAAAATTAAACTATGTTTTAAAAGTTTTCTTGGAATGCGATTTAATAGTGTTAATGAAAATGATTTGAAACAATGGATTATTATGCAAGGCGTTGTGTTATCAAGCGACGGCGGTGGTAATATTGCATTAGCAATAGCTAAAGATGCTATGCCGCGTGTTAGCCCACTATATAGGTTAATAAGAACCTTAGAAACGGGAATTTACAGGCATCTTATTATGTCTAGTATATTGGATGAGTATACCCACATGCCTAGTTATCCATTAAATATACCTCGGGATTTTGATCCGCGTCTTAATCCGCGTCTTAATCCGCGTCTTAATCCGCGTCTTAATCCTGGTGTTAGATGTGCTTTTTTAAATAGTGACGGACAATATGTTGAACTTCCTGGAGAGTTTGGAGCGGGGCAACTTGGCAACTGCGACTTTTCAGGTATTTTTCAACACCCTTCATTTAATCCTTATATATTTTCTGCAACTCGTAAAAGTACGACATTTCCTCCTGGTGTCCTTGAAAGATATATACAAGAACCTCAAAGGGTACATCCACAGACTGCCGCAGGACATGCAACTATTCCAGTAAAAGTTCATACTAAAATGTTTCTAGTCCGGTTAGTATTTTATACTACGTTCGGCGCCATTCAAGTAGTTGTATGTGTTTCTTCGACTATATGTGTTGCAAGTCCGGGTGTTGGTCAAGCTCCATCTATTCCATTTGGAGTAGATGTTCAATTTAATGTTGTATCTATCGGTCCGGTTGATGTTGATGCAGGAGGTGATGTTGATGCAGGAGGTAGTATTTCCACGCATGCAACTATATTGGCAACTATGTGTGACTATTTTTCACTCGGTTGTATGGGTGCTGCTAAAAAGGGAGAGTATTCTCTAACTGCGGGATACCAACAATTTTTTGACTATTTTGATAATTTTTTTAGAGTTATTATGACCGAATGTGTTACTTATGTATCTGCATATATTTCACCATTTAACTGCAGGAAAGATTTAGTTATGAAGCACTTTGGTAGAGTTTTTGAAAATGTAGGTGATAATCCTATTTGTGATGCAATACGAGGAATGTGGAGGTGGTGGGATTACTTACAGCGCGTTCAACCAGAGGTTTGTGGGGGTGTCCATTGTCTTAGTCTCGCAAGTATAGAAACTGCAATTACAAGCGGTAGACGGGATATGCAGATAGTGGTTGAAGCGTTACTTGGTCCTATATTGGAACAACTGGATGCACAGGCGGTTGGAGAAGTTACGGGTAGTGTTAGGAGTGAACAATCAACCCCTCGTGGACAAACAGATACACCTAGGACAACTATGTCATCTTCATCGGTTCCTAGATCACCTTCATCTGTTTCTGGATCACAATCACCTGCTGCTAGTTTATTTGGTCAGTTTAAAAGAGGTGATTCTTTTGGAAGTAACACTAGTGGATCTTATCGTCCTGGTGCTGGTAGTGAAAGCGGTTATTCGAGTAGCGGGAGTAGCGCAGCACCTAGTATGAGTCCTAAACACCAACCATTCTTTCCCGGTCGCAGTATAGCGGAAGTAGGTGATATGAGCGATAGTGAGAGCAGAGGAGGAACCAATAAAAAAACACGCAAGTATAGAACCAGTCATAGGTCGAAATCAAGATCGAAATCGAGATCGAGATCGAAAATGGGTGGTAATAGAAACAGAAACACACGTAAAAATACACACGTGTCAAAAACCAGAACCAAAATAAAAACAATGAAAATAAAGAGCAAGAAATTCCCTAAGCGTATTTATTTATACTCTACGCCGCGGACTGCACAACGTATGGCGTATAAATATCTCGGCAGAATCAAGACTGCGAAACTATACCCCGCAAGAAATCCAGCAAAGAAGTATATGATTTTCGACCCGAAAAATAACAAGTGGGTGAATTTTGGGCAAATGGGGTATGAGGATTATACAAAACACGGCGCAAGAACTACTTGACACGGACAAAGGGAATGCTTGGCGACTGGAAAAGCAATAAATACTCGGCGAATAATTTATCGAGGTCTATTTTGTGGTAATGCGAGTGGTAAATTTAGACAACATAATATTATAATATTATAATATTATATACTTACTATGGTGCAGTATTCTGTAAAAAAGAGTCGGGGGCGAAAAATAAAAAAATATAGAAAAAGTAGAAAAAGTAGAAGGGGGGAGGGGCGAGGAAAAAGAAGTTTAAAAGGTGGGAAAACAAGAAGATATAAAGTATTTAAAAATACAAGAAGACACACTTTAGGAAAACGAAAAGGAAAAGGAAGAGGAAGGCGGATGATGGGAGGGGTGTTTGGGAAGGAGTTGGGACCTTGGAGTGATCATCATAGATTTAGATTACAGAATTACATTAACGCAAAATATAAAGACAAATTTCAAGCAGCAGGCGTGCCTTGTGATTATTTTGAAGAAATAGTTTGTATAGAACCAAAATCCGACGCTTTAGGTATGTTTACAAACAGAAGTAGAGGTAGGTTTTTAAGAGAAGAAAACAAATTGCAACAATTATTAATATATTCTTGTCACGCGAGTAGTGGCAGTCCTATATTGTGTTATGCATTAGTTCGGGTACCTTTTGTTACGCATCTGTACGAAATTATTCAAAGAGATGGTAGTAATGAAGATCCACTTACCGATGCTGAAAAATCTAAAATTCCTATACTCGGTATGAATCCCAAAATATTATTTATAGTTCCAGGAATAAGTAATGTTAATAATACAGACGTGGATGCTAAAACATTAAAGAAGAGTGTGGATAGTTATTATATAAAGAGACGTGAAATATTGATAAAAAGAGCAGAGATAGACTATGTTGGATATCCAAAAATCATAAAAGAACAGGTTGATAAGATTAAAAAAATGCCGGCTGGTGCGCCGGGTGACTTTGGTTCGTATGAATTTACTAGTGTTATCTCTTCTGATGGTGATAGATATAGAGTAATTGCTAATAAAAATAGTCCGCTCGGGAGATTACTTGAGAAGATTATTACAGACCAAACAGCTCCAGCTGACATTCCAGTGGCAATTGTCAATCCGGGTCATCAGGTTGTGGATGAACATTCAGTGAATAATGATGATCCGGGTGTGGATAACGAATTAGTTAACCAAGGAGATTAAAAGAAAATCACTATAAAATTGAAAAAATAAATCTAACATATAAACGTTTAAAAAAACGATTATATATTATACCAGAACAATGCCTTTCTACGCAGTTCATAAAGGAAAGCAGCGCGGAATATATACCGACTGGACTGAATGCAAAAAGCATATATTTGGCGTGAAGCATCCCGTGTTTAAGAAATTCGATACGAAAGAAGAAGCGGAGCATTTTCTGATTCACGGATTCGGCACAAAGACGAACCAGTCTATGGTAGATACACTCGGACTCGGGGTTGGGGGTGGTGCTGAAGGAGGTGCTGGCGGTGATAGTATCGACAGCGATACACACATTATACACGCGTTCACGGATGGTTCACTTATTCGCAAAAAGAGCAAGAATGGGGAAACCAAGTTGTTGTGTGGATACGGCATATATATACCCGCATATGGCTTGATGGAGGAGTTACGTTATGCCGGCACGATACGCGATAATAAAACAAATAACCGCGGTGAATTGAAAGCAATCATCGACGGGTTAAATTATATTCTTGACTTTATTGATAAAACGACAGGAGGTGTGTATGGCGTGGGTGGTGAGGGTGATGGTCCTGTTGAGAATGAAAAACTAAAAAAAACGAAGATTGTTATTTATACGGACTCGTCTTACTCGAAGCTAATCTTAGGAGACACTGGCGTTAAATATAGGAAGGCGGGTTATCTCGTCTCAAAGAAAAGCGGCGAAGAAGTGAAGAATGCGGACATGGTGCAAGAAATCATGGAGATTCGCGACAAGATTAGTGCGTATAGTATGGAGCTGATTGTGAAGCACGTGTATGCACATACGAATTTAGATACATTTGAAGCGAATGGGAATCGTCTTGCGGACGAATACGCAAATATCGGTGCAAATAAAACGCATTTACATGCAAACGACTGAACTATGCGTGGAGTGAAAAAAGTGTTAGTTATTATTTTTTGTTCGCATTAGGAGTTTTTTGTGGGAGGGCTAGAAGGGCTGCTTACACTACACTCAATACCTCTTCTGCAAATATTCTCTTTTTGTTTTGAATATTTGCAGTATATGCTTCAATCGTATCGATAGCGATACATCCATCGTCGAAGGTCTCGTCATCGTCTTCGTCGGGCTGTGACGCGGTTGATGCCTGTGATGCTGCGTCTTCAGGTTGTTGCTGGGCGTGCTGCTGCTGCTGCTCGATCAGTTCGGGTGTTGCGCGAATACGCAGCGGCGCCATAATAAACCGAAATACTGAAACCGGTTCTGTTTGTCCGAATCGATGGCATCTTGCGATGGCTTGGTCTTCAATTGCCGGATTCCAGTCCGGGCTAACGAAATACACTTCCGAAAATTGTTGAAGATTGAGACCTTCGCAGCATGTTTGTATTTGCAGGATGAGCACGTTTATTGCCGCATCAGGTGCCAGGATTACACGGCGTTCGCTTTCGCTTGTTCGCCCATCCAGGTATCGCACCACAAGAGACGGAAATGCAGTTGCGATGCGCGCCTGAATATAGTCTATTTCCCCGCGAAAGTGGCAAAACACGATTTTACGTTTGCCATTATCTTTGCGCGACAGAATGGTTCGCACAACTTTCGAGATTTTGCTGCTATAATTTTCGTCTTCTGCGGGCGGCATTTGAGGCACTGATTTGCGGCATGCGAGGCGCGGATAAATGCATGACTGCTTTGCTTGAATCATGCGGCCAATTTTTACAGGCGAGGGTTCAGGAAACCATGCAGGGGTGGCGGGGGTGGAAGAGGAGGCTGAGGCTGTGGTGGGATCCTGCTCCCGCTCCTGGTCTGCCAGTGCCGGCACATTCAAGCATCCAATTCCGCTATGAAGATTACGCGACAATATCATTTCTTCCTGCGAGTCCCATTTCACGACGATGGTTTTTGTTGTCAGAGGCGGCAATGAAAGCCCGACGCTTTTTTTGGTGCGTTTGAGGACGTATGTTTTCACGATTTCGCGCAGGTTGTCTTTGGTCGTATAATATGCCGCGGGAAGTCCAAGAAGCGCGCACAACGCATAAAGGTCGTGAATCGAATTTTGAATTGGCGTGCCTGTCACAAACCAACGGATGTTGGCGCTCAGCGTTTCCACACTTTTGAAGATTTGGGTATTGCGGCCGCGCACGTGATGCGCTTCGTCGAAAATGACGCGGTCCCATTTGAGAGCGTAGAGGGGGTGTAGGCGATGAGAATTAGGACGACGAATCATGTGCCCGTATGTTGTAATGACGATGGGTGCTTCTGCCAACATTTCAGGAGTTATTTTGCGCTTTTCCGCGCCATAGTATACGAGCGCATGGTGTCCGGCGGTTTTCAGGATTTGTTGCTCCCATTGTTTGACAAGCGCGACTGGCAGCACAATAAGCGTGCGTTTCTTGAAATTCGAAATTGTTAGACCAATCATCATGATTGTCTTGCCGAGTCCCATTTCATCCGCGACGATTCCGCCCAGCACTAATGCATCGCTTGCGGCTCCTCCTCTTTTCATTTCATTTCGAAGACAGAATTGAATACCTTGGGTCTGGTAGTCTTTATGTTGTAATCCTGCGTGTGTTAGAAAGTCGTGAAAACGTTGAACATACTTACCTAGTTCCAGTGGGGCGGGGGCGGAAACAATACGCGAATCAGGTTGAACGTTGATTCGCGTATTGCGAAGAATTGCTGGAACTTTTTGCATGTTTGGTTGCATGATTGGGTGCAGGTTTGTCTATATCTATTGCTCTAAAATATATTCTACTCTGTATTCCATTTTGGGAGTATTTACAAATTCAATTTTCTGGCAGTTGAGTTTTTTTAATGAAAAGTAAGCAAGTAGGTAAACTTATTAAAATCTCCTAATATTTCGTCGCGAATATTGAGCAAATCGCTATTTTCGGGATTTTTAAAATATGGCGCACTTGACATGTTAACAAGATATTTCTTAAATATTTCAATACACTGCTTGAATTTTGCTACATTTGTATAGTCATAAAAAGGAATATGTTTCGTAGATGTAAGGTTGAAACGTTTGCCTGTTTTGCCCAACATTGTTTCGATAAATTCATCTATACGTCCATTCAAGCTTTCGTATAATTCGTCGGTGGCTTTATGTTCGGGATAACTAAACGTTTTCCAGTGATAAATTTTAACAATGTTTAATATTTCAATGAACTTTAAGACAATTTCATTCTCGCTGTATTTAGTTTTTGATTTAGATATAAAATTTCTATTTACTTTTATTTTTCTTGTAATATTTTTCATTGTTTTATAATACACCTACAAAATATAAAAATTAATAATATTTTATAAGAATATAGTATAATTAATAATATTAGGTTATTAGATTATTGCATTATATAACGATGATTCATAAACTTCATATACGACACATCAAAAGTGTTATGTTACTATTTGCCGTTATTATTTCATTTTCATTAGTAACATACTTTTTTCTCTATGGCGAAATATCAAACGCTAAAACATTTACAGACCATTTTTATTTTTCAATGACGACATTAACAACTGCAGGGTTTGGTGATATGGTTCCTACAACACAACGTGCTCGGCTATTTGTATCATTATTTTTGTTTTCATTCTTATACTTATTAGTTTATACAACTCTTATAAATATTGACTAGTATTTCGATTTTCGATTTTCGATTTTCGCTAGTTTTTTAAATGGCTGGAAAATTGAAGTGAAAATTCGACATAAAATAGAATGCAGTGAAATCAAAACATCAAATTCGTCTGTCAGTCTGTCAAATGTCGTCCTCTTCTAAGTCTGAATCTACTGCTTCCTACACCTACGGAATCCCAGGTTCTCAGGTGACTAT